TTGGTGGTTCGGCTGATACGTTTGCTAAACAGGGCGACGAAGCAATGCGTTATGCCATTATTCATGCTCAACGTAACACTAGCAAAGACGGACAGATAACGAACATCTTCTTAGATCGTTCGTTATACATGGACCTTCTAAACCTGATTGATGACAAGGAACGAATCCAAATTTCCAGTGAGCATAGCTTACGGGCACTTGGTTTCAAAAATGTCCTCAACTTTGACGGTATTGAAGTTTCATGGGAAGCTGCTGTTCCTGCTGGTGTAGGTTATGGTGTTAATTACGAATGCATGGAATTGAAGTCGATGGACAGTTCGCTACTACGTAGTGAAGGTCCTGAGTACGATATTCACTCTCAATCGTTTAATGCTGTTGTATCAACGTTGTCAAACTTGAAGTTTAGTTCCCCACGGAACTTCTTCAAATTGGCAGCTTTAGCATAGTCTCTTTTTATGAAAGGAATTAAAAGATGATTCATGTAGATCCTCCTTTTGACTTAGGGGAAACCCTAAAAGGGACAGACGATGACAGTAACCTTATCAATACCCATTGGGAAGGTGCAATCTTTTCGTTTCCAGATGTAGACCGCTCTGTCGGTCCACGTGCTGGACGAACTCGTCGAAGTGGTGCTGCAATCCGTGCAGTGTGTGTCCGCAATACTAGCGGTGGCGCACTCGTGGTAGCAAAGAAAGTACTGAAATTTGACCTCACGCCCGGTGCAACCACCGGACGAAAGCTACTTGGTAGCGTTGATGGTCAAGGCAGTGCTGTTAACCAATTCGGCGGTGTCGGTGATAATGAGCTGACTACCAGTGTTGCCTCGAACGATTTGTTCTGGCTAGTAGTTGGTGGTCCAGTTGAAGTGCTGTACAAAGATGGCGAAAGCATTGCTGTCGGTGACTTGTTAATAACAAGTGCAACCGCTGGTTCTGTTATTGAAGCCGCCGCTGGTTCAGCAACTATTGGCATGGTCGCTGCTGTTAACATCATTGGACGCGCTTTGGTTGCCGAAGGCACGACAAGCTCGACCACGGGGTTAATTCAGGTTGCAGTAAACATTTAGTTTACTCACCTAGCAGCCAACCGAGTACTTCTCAGTTTTCTGAGTCGTATAAGGGTCTTGGGTGTTCCTCTAGGTCTTCGGGCCTAGGGGAACTTTTTTTCAGAAAGGATGGATTCGTGCCTGAAGAACAGATCAGAGAATGCGACCAATGCTTTCGTGAGATGCCTCTGACAGCAGAGAACTACCATCGTGACGCTACTAAGCCAGATGGTTTCAAATCTACCTGCAAAGATTGCAGAAACAAAGCAGGCAGAGAAAAAGAAAACAAGGTTATAGACAGCCGCATCAAGAAACTTGATGAAGAAGGTGCTAACCTAATAAGCAACATGTTACAGGGTGGAAGTAAAATTCCACACATGGCAGAAACTTACCAGCGTTTACTAGAAGTATTCGGTGGCTCTATGGGTTTTGCTCAGCACTATATGGCTAACTATTTGTCCACTACACCTGGTAGTGCAGGACGAACACGCATACTAGGAGACCTTCTCAAGTTAAATGTTGAGGTGTCCAAGTCTGGCGCAGCTAAGAAAAGTCTAGAAGAGATTACAGATGAGGAACTAGACCTAGAAATTGCACGAACAGCTAGAACTATATTACTAATAGACCCTAGGGAGGAAGATGTCGGAACTTCCAAATGAGCCAAAGTCAGTGCCATCCGTATATAACGAACGGGCAACTGACCAAGAAATTAAAGAGATGCGGGAGATGGTTGCCGAAAGGTCTAAGCGTCGCTCGGAGGCTCTTCGTCTATATGAACCGCTGCCATTTCAAGAGAGATTCCATCAGTCAAATGCGAAAGAAGTTCTTATACAGGCCGGAAACCAAGTAGGTAAATCTCTAGTTGCATTTGCAGAAGATGCCAGAGCAGTAACCGGTCAGGACCCATACAATAAGTATCCCAAGGAAAACGGGGTGCTTGTCTGTTTAGGTATGGATGAAGGTCACATTGGACGAACAATACATAAGTATCTGTTCCGTAAAGGTGCCTTTAAGATAATCAAAGATGAGGAAACAGGGCTTTGGCGTTCTTGGAAGCCTTGGAATGAAAGCGACTGGGCAAGGAAAGAATATGCTCAGCCAGCACCACCTTTGATTCCAGAGCGGTTTATTAAGAAGTTTGCATGGAAGAAGCGTGCTCAGCATGTGTTTGAGATATGTGAACTTACTAATGGCTGGATAATATATGCGATGGGTTCTAAGGGTGATCCTGCACAGGGTTTTCAAGCAGACCTAGTTCATATTGATGAAGACCTCGAAAAGCCAGAATGGTATGACGAAATGATAGCTAGGCTCTCCATGAGAGATGGCAAGCTACGATGGTCCGCCCTGCCCCACGCAAAGAACGACGCACTGATTAATCTAACTGAGCGTGCTGAAGATGAAAAAAGCATGGCTAATCCCTCAACTCTGGTAATAAGGGCTACGATATTTGACAACCCGTTCATGCCGGAGCAGGTCAAGCAAGAGAACATAAAGAGGTGGAAAGCTAAGGGAGATGATGAGTATCGAAAGCGTGCGTTAGGTGAGATGGTCACGGACAGCGTATTGATGTATCCTACATTTTCTAAAGATTTACATGGGTCCATAAGATTTGAAGAGCCACGCAATGCAGTTCAGAAGATACTCACAGAGAATGACGGAAATCCTCCACCCAATTGGGCAAGATACATGGTTGTTGACCCAGGTCATAGTGTCTGTGCTGTCACGTTTTGGGCAGTAACTCCACCAGAGCTAGGTGAGCACGTAATTGCATATGACGAGTTATATATGCAACAGTGTACGGCAGAAAAGTTTGGTGAAGCTGTAGCACATAAAGTTGGCGGCGACACATTCCAATCATTTATAATTGATGCTCATGGTGGTAGAATTAGAGAAATAGGAAGTGGTGTTCTGCCTAGGCGACAGTACAGTCTACAATTAGAGAAACACGGTGTCCGAAGCATAGAAACTGGGTCTAACTTTCGTTCTGGTAGTGATGACATTGCCGGAAGAGAGATGAAACTTCGAGACTGGCTTAGCGTGGGACAGAATGGATCAACGAAGATGATGGTAACTCTGCAAAGATGTCCCAACCTTATCAGGGAATTCTTTAGGTTTAAAAAGAAAATCATCAACGGGTTTGTTACGGATGACGGAAATCGTAGGGGTAATTGCCATGCAATTGAAACCTGTGAGTATGCAGCAGCTCATGGATTACCTTACGTAAAACCGGAAAACGGGATTAAAAAATTATCTATTGCTGGTAGAATAATAAAAGACAGAAATGCTCGGTCAGAACAAAGGAGCATTAACAAAAGAGTAGAGAGTGGTCGGTTCCATTCTTACATTAACCTTGGTCCTTCGGGAGATTAAAAATGACTGTATCCAATACAGAAACATTCGAGATGCCAGAAGTAGTTATCGGAACACCGGTAACCTTCTATACAACTGGAATGGTATCGGGTACGGAGCCACGGATAGGCTTTGTCGTGCGTATGTCACGGTCAGGTCGAAACTTAGTGCTTCGTGCCGCAGGCGGTGGTTACTATGAGTCAGTAAGACACATAGATGACCCTAAACTAAAGATTAACTCTGACCATAGAGAAAATGGTGCGTGGGATTTTACAGAATACCACAAAGATGCACTGATGTCAGCAAAGGCTTTGGCTAAGCGACTTAACCGAATTGAAGAGGTTATGGGTCTTAGTGGACCGATTGAAGAAAAGGCAGAAAAAAAACCTGCTGAACCTCAAGAAGTTAGCTATAAGAGTCTACGTGAACAGGCGTTAGAACTAGGTATTGAGTTCAAAGGCAATCCTAAGCGACAATGGCTAGAAGAAAAAGTTGCGGTTCTAAGTTAAAAGGAAATTAGGCAATGCTAGATACGACGGACAATGCATCTCACCCGATGTCATCCATCTGCAAACAGTGGATGGAGAAAATCAAGGATGCCAAGAAGGTAAAAAAGGAGAAGTTTGGTCAGTACGCTGACGAAGCTATGCGATTTTACGATGGCTCCCATGATTGGATGTGGAATGGTGAATATGCAAAATCCGACGGGGGATTCTTAGATAAGAATGCTCAAGGAGCAATGCCAAATTTCCGAATGACAGTGAACAGAGTGTTTGAGGCCGTGGCATTATTCGGCCCTGTGTTGTACCATCGTAACCCGACAGTACAAGTTACTCCTCGCATGGAGCCGGATATTGCCCCTCAAGCCCTCGGTATTAGTATTGATGACCCTGCGTTAGCCCCTTATCTGGAAAAGTATGAAGAGCAGAAGGAAACTATATCTGAGATAAAAAGAACTCATGCTAATGTTAAGAGCCATTATCTTAACTGGTTACAGCAAGAAACAAACAAGAAGGTGCAGTGTCGTCGTGCTGTAACAGAGGCAATCATAAAAGGAATGTCCTTATTGTGGACAGACTTGCATCAGCCAGATGGCTCTTCTTTAAGGCACCCACTGAGCACCTATGGCTCTGTTGATGACTTAGTTATTGATCCTGATGCGGATTACTGGGAAGACATCACATGGATTGCTCGTCGTCGAGTTCACCCCGTGTGGAAGGCAGACAAAAAGTTTGACCTTCAAGGGCAGCTAATTGGAAACATGGAGTCCCTTAGTTCGCAAGGTGAAACCTATGCAGGTGGACGCAGTAAGACATCTGAAGAAAAGCAAAAGGGCAAGACACATGACCTTATCGAGTACTGGGAAGTCTATTCCAAGTGTGGGTTTGGCGACAAGTTAAAGCTGAAAGGCAATCAGGGCAAGAGCAGTACATATGAATGGGAGCAGTTTGGTGACTTTTGTTACATCGCTGTTTGTGCAGATGTTCCTTATCCTCTAAATTTTCCTTCCTCGGACATGGAAACAAAGTCATTTGATGAAGCGTTTATGCAGGTTCAATGGCCTATTCCATATTGGACAGACGGTGGCTGGCCGTTTTCACGGTTACACTTCCATAACAAGCCAAAGGAAGTATGGCCAATCTCTTTAATCAAGCCAGCAATCGGTGAGCTCCGATTTGTTAACTGGTGTATGTCATTCTTGGCAGACAAGGTTGCAGCATCTAGCACGACGTATGTGGCTATTGCTAAAGCAGCTGGAGCTGAGATACAAGACCAAATCAAATCAGGGCTAGGCCCATACACTCACATTGAACTGAGTGATCTATTTGGCAAGAGTATTAAGGACGTAATCACGTTTCTCGATGCCCCACAATTCAATGTAGACATCTGGAATATGGTAGCACAGGTTCTGGAACTAATTGATAAACGGACTGGACTCACAGAATTAATGTACGGTCTATCAGGACCTACACAAATTAGGAGTGCATCCGAGGCAGAGATTCGAAATCAGAATGTTTCCATACGTCCCGACGACATGAGCAGCCAGGTCGAGGATTGGCTTAGTGAATGCCTGATGAAGGAGATGGAAGCCGCTGAATGGGCTCTCACAGCAGACGATGTCGGTCCTGTCCTCGGTAGCACCGCTTCTATTATTTGGACGAAGCAAATTAAAACACAGCGATTCGAAAGAGTTGTTCGTGATTTTGATTATCGTGTAGAAGCTGGCTCAGCACGTAAACCTAACAAGGTGAATCGTGTACGACAGCTTAACGAGTTTGCTCAAATTGCTATGCCTCAGCTGCAACAGTTTGCAGGCATGGGCATGACAGGTCCATACAACGCCCTGATTGAAGACTGGGCAAAGGCAAATGACTTAGACCCTGCTCGATACATGATTGACCTTGAGAAAGAAAAAGCTAAGCAGGAACCAGATGAAGCTCAGCAGCAACAGCAACAGCAGATGCAGGCGCAGCAGCAAGCTGAACAGCAGCAGGCTCAGGCACAACAGCAAGCTGAACAGCAAGCTCAACAATTTGAGATGCAGCTTAAACAGCTAGACATGCAGGGCAAACAGATGGACCTCCAAGGTAAACAGCTGGATGTTCAGTCTAAACGAGAACTACTGGAGATAGACAAGCAGAAGAAACAAATGGAATTGGAATTTATGCGAGCTAAGAAACAGGAAGAATAATGTCTTACGAACTATACAAGAAGCAATGTGAAGTAGCGGGTCCCGCACGATTAGCGTTCTATGAGAAGCTGATTAAGGAAGGGAACAATCCAGGATTTGCAGCTATGTTAGC